GGTCTGTACTGGGACATCGAGAACGCCATGGTGTGGGGTGCTGCTACTCCTACCGTGAACGGTCCTTACCCTCAGTTCGACGGTCTTGACGTAATCTTCTCGTCATTCTCTTCAGCTTCTTCCGGTGGCCCTTCACAGGGTGTCGGTGGTGGTGGAATTGACAACTACGGTGGTGCCTCTACTTGGGGTGCTCCGGGCTTCAGCCCTTGGGTTGACAGCATTGACCAGAACGTCATCAACGCCGCTGTTGCCGGTGTATCAGGCTACCTGTCATACGGTATCTTGGACCAGGCAATCGACTTGCTCGAGAACAACGTTGCCGAGCCCGTTGACAACTCTGAGTGGATGTTCGTTTGCTCACCGTCAGCTCAGAGCCGTATCGCTCAGCTTTCGTTGATCAACCAGCGCTTCGAGTCGAAGGTAACAATCCAGCCTGGTCTTGAGGTTGACTCATACCGTGGCATCCCGATTGTCAAGACCTCGTTCTTGTCACCGCGTACCAACCAGATGGGCACCGTTGTGGCCACTGCTAACGGTACTGGTACCCTGAACGCTACCTACCACTACCGTGTTGCTCCGGTCATCGCTCGCTTCGGAGAAATCCAGGCTTCTGCCGATGCCTCAGCCTCACCTGCCACTACTGGTGTTTCGCTGACATTCTCAATTCCTTCGGGTCCTGAGGGTTCACAGCCTACGCACTACAAGGTGTACCGTGGTTCATCGTCAACCAACCAGACCCTTCTGGGCTACGTTGACGCGAACTTCTTGGACGGATCTGGCGTTGTTTGGCAGACCAACAAGATCTTCGACACAGGTTCAACGCTTGTTGCTTACAACAGCACCAACGTTCAGGCTTCGCCGCCTGCGGCCTACGTCTACACGAACGCTGGTATGCAGCCTCTTACCTCTTCGGGTGAGCAGAGCATCTACCTTATCTCGCGTAACTCGGACTACATCGTCCGTCCTTACGTGCGTGAAATGCGTTCGATTGACCTGTACGCTACTACGTCATCGCCTGACAGCCTGCCGTTCGCGTTCGTTACTGACTGCACCCTTGCCGTCCGTGCGACCAAGTACGGTGTCCGCATCGCCAACGTTATCTGCGCGCTTGACCGCACTGCTGGTAACGGTGTTATCCCAACCAACTCGAGCTACACTCCTAGCTTTGGTGTTGAATAACATTTAGCACACAGTTCTAAAGCTGGCGGGGGGTTTCCCATTCCTCCACCCCCCGCCAGCTTTGGTTTAAACGGAAGGAATGGAAATGGTTTTAATCGCTAAGACAGAACCAGGTGGGGCACTCAACCACGTATGGGAATCCGCAGGAGAAGAAGGTGCCATTGAAGTTGATGAGTTTACCGCTTATCACCTTCTACAGGTTCCAGAAGAAATGTTCTTCTTGGTATCCCCAAAAGAAGTATCAAAACAAGAATCCGAGACCGAAGAGCCAAAGCCAAAGGTAGCTTCCAAGGCGAAGCCTAAGGTTAAGGAAACTCCCGAAGTTGTTGCTGACGAACTTGGTCAGGCTCTCAACGAGGCCAACGGAGCACGTTAACTAGGAGAAGCCAATGGCAACAGACATCGACCAGCCAACACTTGCAACTGTCGATGACTTCCAGAAGCGCTTCAGAGAGTTAGCAAGGGACGCCGATCCCGAGCTCATTCAGGATGCTCTCGAGGACGCGACACAGCACCTTGAGGACCGCACTGGACGCCGACTGGCGCCCTTCACTAACCACGTCTATCAGGATCGCTTGTTCGGTATCGACCCGGATGAAATGGGTGCCGATGTCGGTATGCCTATGGACATCTTTGGTTCGCTCGGTATGAGCATGGCTAACGCCTTCGGGCAAAGCAGCCTGGTCCGCCACATGTGGCTCGATCAGTTTGCTCCTATGCGCCCAGAATTGTGGACATACAGCGTTCAGTCAATTCAGATTTACCGTACCTACGGCGACTCTCAACCAATCGACTTTGCTAACGGCGGGTTGTTAGGCCCCGATGCCACTGATGGCCACTGCTGGTTCCGCATCGGAACGTTCATACCTGAGGGAAGCCGTGTACAGGTCATCTATAGCGGTGGTTACACGGTTGACATCCCGCCTTCCCTACGTCGTGCTTGCCTCTTGCAGGCTGCTAAGTTCTTGATTCTCGAGGCCGAACCTCAGAACCGACGTGACATGAACATGGACGAGATAGACACCCAGATCGCAATGCTCATTGGACCTTGGGTTCGAGGCTAACAATGGGTACCGGTAGTAACTACGTTAAGGGTAAGTCCTACGTAACCGGTTTGGACAAACTCGAAGCATACTTGGGTATTGTTCAGAAACGACTTGTAGATCCGTTGCCGGTTTTGAAAGAGATTGCCATGCTGTTCTCCGCAATGGAGGCAGAGCGATTCGCCAATCAAGGCGCATCAGCGAACTTCGGAACCACCACGTGGGATGCCATTTCAGAAGCCACTATGACACGTCGTCAGTATCCTGACCGCAAGGGTGGGTCTGCTCCGGGGGGATTCATGGCGTTAGACGCTCACGGATTTCTTCGTGAAGCAGCTGTCCACCCTCTTGTTAGCTTCGCTGACTTAGGCAGCAAGATGATGAACATCACCATCAACCCTGCCGACAAAGGCGCCAATACGGTGTATAAGCGTCAGGGGACAAGTAACTACGCCGTGGTACAAGAGACTGGCGACAGCCACGTTCCACAACGCATGTTTGTGGAGATAACTCCTCAGTTCAGACTCATGGCAAAGAACATAGCCGCTAACTACTTCCTCGCAAAGGAAGGCAAGGACCTCATTGAGATCCCTGTCAACTACAAAGCTCAAGGGGCATAATGGTTGATAACGATGCTCCATGGTGGTCCACATGGGATCTATCCTACACTGCTAATGACTTTGGTGCTATCTACGGCGGCGGATCGGTACAAGAAGCTTTCTACACTACACTCCAGACTTGGTGGCCTACATACGTAGCCGAAGTCAACCGTAAACTAGGTGCAGAAATCCTCGAGGTTCCTGTGGAGTATCGATTCCGTCCCGACTACCGCACGCTTCCCCGCGAGGCAAGCGCAGCGATTCTCGTTACAGTCCCCGGCACTGCTGGCCGACCAGAAACTTACCAAGCTGGTGTGCGCGCGCAATGGACCGTTGATGTCATTATCTTCGTTTACGGGACTCAGGACTGGCAAGAGACACAGGCGCTTACATACGCTTACGCCGCTTGCCTGCGAGCACTCATTCTTCAACAACGTGACCTAGGTGGGTTCGCACAGAACACCGTTTGGGAAAGCGAAAAGTACTTGGAAGGTGAGCACAGCGGTACCCGTACTACGGGAGTCGCGAACCTCAACTTCACAGTCAGCCTTGGCAATGTCACTGATGTATACGGTGGCCCGCCTGAGCCGCAGTTCACGCCACCGGGGAATCCGACTGGCCCAACAACGTTGCCACTGGTGACACAACCAGAAGTAGCAACAGTCGATCTAACCATCATTAAGGAACCTCTAACATGAGTCAACTAAAGGTCTTGGTACAAACGCCACACGTCATCCAAAGTGACACGGGCGCTCAAATGTCACCTGGCTACACTTACTCAGTTAAGGATTCCCCACGCATTCAGCAGTTAATTTCAGAAGGCGACCTTACAGTAGTTCTCGATCCTGAAAAGGATGAGGAAGCTTCTAAGAAGTCTGCCCCCAAAACTCTCAAGGACCAGGCAACTGATTCCGTAAACCTACAGGAGACCTCTAATGGCTAACTCAGCCCCAGGCGTTAACATCAACATCCAAAATGCCGCAACTACTCCCGCCAGCCAGTCTTCAACTTCAAACTGGTTCGTTCTCGGAATGGCCGCTGGCCCTGCCGGTGTTGCAGTTCCCATCAAGTCGATGTCTGACTTCACCAACTACTTCGGTCAGATCATCAACGGTGGGCTTACGGGCCGTTACACTCTGAACGCCAACGTTGACTCAACCATCCTTTATGACTCTCTTGACGTGTTCTTCCGCGAGGGTGGGTCCGCTGCTTGGGTGTCTCGCATCCAGCCTGCTTCAACTGGTGTCGCCGCTACCTCAACCACAACTGGTGGTCTGTTCTTGCTTACTGCTACCGGTAAGGGAACATGGGCTAACTCTTCGAACGCCAACTCAACTGGTCTCATCCTTACCTTGACTGGTTCAACCGTTGGCTCTGTCGTTCAGCAGACCGCTGTCCTTGCCTACAACGGCGTCGTGCTTGCTACCACTTCAGGAATCGTTACCAACACTGACGTTGTTAACTGGATCAACTCTCTTCCCGCCTACCAG